GCGAAAATGTGAAAGTGACGTCGGCGATTTATCTCGTCTTCGACCTTCCACCCGCTGGATATACGGCTGCAGAGGTTCTGGCTGTGTATACGGGCTTCAAAACCCTATATACGGCGAGCTCGGATGCGCTCATCACCAAGGTTCTTGGTGGTGAGTCGTAGCGAGGGGCCAACGAAAGGTCCATTCCCATCATCGCTGGAAGGCGGTGGTGGTGAATGGTCCAATCTGAGGCTTCGCCGCGATGAGATCGATTTCAACGAATTGAGTATTCACATCAAGATTAGTTATAAAACGATCTTGATCGTGTTTACTCTCTTCAATGTTGGTGATCGAATCATCAACGCATTATTCAACTAAAGGTCCTTTACAAGGCCCAGGTTGAATGTGCCAGGCAAACACACGAAAGTGTGTTACTCCGTGGTGTCTGGTGTTACAGTACTCTATGTTTCCTTTATACAAAAGGATCATATTGTACTGTTCCCCGCCCACGTGAGTGGGTGAGGCATCAGACGTAGTGCATTAGGCTAAGGATCAGCTTACCCCCTATATAGGAGGACTGATGAAAAGCCTGATGTCACTCTGGTCCCAGTTAGCCGAGGAATCGGCTAACTTGTGCTGCACTAGCGCCAGCCAAGACATTAATACGGTCTTGGCTCGTGTCGAACACGAGGGGTTGTCGTTCTTAACGATAACCCTGCCTGATCTTGGAAAAGCTACCCAAAAGTGGCTCGACCAAGGTCATGCCGGTATCCACTCTTCTTTCCGTTCGGAAAGAGGAGGAAGTTTCCCCCGATTTCTCGGAGGTTTCTTCAACCGTGTGTTCGATAGGAGGAGTGGCGTGTTGCTTGATGAGCCATGTATTGATTCCATCCGTGCCATTCGTCAGTTAACACTGATGTTTGGTAAGATGGAGCTCGAGTGTTCAAAAACACGTCGGGTTAAAGCAATACGTAACTACATCAAGTGTGAGCAGGAGGTCCGATTGTTTGACTCTGAAATTAGCAAGAGTGATCTTGCTGATTTTCAGGATATGTCAAACATGCTTTTTAGGTCAGTGTTTACCAAAGTAGATAGAGATATCTACTATGGGCGCATTGTCCCTAAGCACGGTCCAGGATCAACTGCTGATGGTCTTACGGGAAACCGTAAATACCTTCAAGCAGTCTGGACTGATCGTCTCGAGGCAGTTTTTCCTGCCTACGCGAATCTTATCCCAAACTGGAATTTTTCCAGTGAGTTGGATAAGGTGACCTACCTCGAACCCGGAGCGGAGATGCCTGTAAAGGTTATCCTCGTTCCTAAGACACTGAAAACTCCTCGAGTGATTGCGATGGAACCAACCTGTATGCAATACATGCAGCAGGGGATTCTTCGCAGTTTCCTCGAGCACTTCTATAGGGATGACTTCCTACGGAAGGTTATCGGATTTGACGATCAAACTCCTAATCAGGAGCTTGCTCGGAGTGGTTCTCTTGATCAGAGAACCGCTACACTCGATTTGAGTGACGCATCCGATAGAGTTTCCAATCAGCTCGTAAGGACTATGTTGTCCGATTGGCCTCATTTCAAGGAGGCGGTCGATGCAACACGTTCTAGGCGGGCTGTCTTACCTGACAAGTCTATTATTAGGCTTGCCAAGTTCGCGTCTATGGGTTCAGCGCTCTGTTTCCCTGTGGAAGCAATGGTCTTTACGACATTGATCTTCTTGGGGATTCAGAAGTCGCTCAACACGCCCCTTAATCGGAGATCTCTTAGAGAGTTCTCCGACTCGGTGCGCGTCTACGGTGACGACTTAATTGTCCCCGTAGACCATGTGCCATCCGTTGTACAGACGCTCGAGCATTTCGGTGCTCGTGTTGGTCTGGACAAGTCTTTCTGGACTGGAAAGTTCAGAGAGTCTTGTGGTCGGGAGTACTTTAATGGACACGATGTAAGTATTACTCGTGTCCGGCAAGTGTTTCCGACACAACGGAGTAACGTGACTGGTGTAGAATCACTTGTGTCTCTTCGTAACCAGTTGTATCACGCTGGCTACTGGCAGACATGTGATTGGTTGGATGGACGAATCCGGAGAGTGCTAAAGCACTATCCTATCGTTCTTTCAACCTCACCAGTGTTGGGCAGGGAGAGTGTTCTCGGGTACCAATCCGAGAAAACTCATCCATAC